ATCAGTTGTTTTTGATCTAAGTCTTGAAAAGTATCTTAAACTTCCTATACCTACAAAAAGGATAGGCAATGATTATAACTCAACCCAGATTAGAAACTTAGCGTACACTAATTGGACATTAGAATTCAACGTAAGATTTGCATCTTACACCGATCAAAATACAATTTTTACTATAGGGTGGTTTGATGCGGCAGGTACTGGCATTTCAGGTACTAGTGCAGCACCACTTGATTGGCGTATCTGGAGTGGCGGCACAGGGGGCAGCGCATTTCGAGTATATGGTGATACTAATAACAGCAGCTTCGCGTATTCGTCGACTCCATTTGGTCCAGCAATTGACACAAATAAATGGTACAAATTTAAAGTTTCACATAGCATGGCACCTGTAGGTTCTGAATATTATAAGTTTTATATTGACGATACATTATATTATACAAGTAGTACTTGGGCCGGATATCATTTATATTCCCCTCGAATTGGACAACGAACAGAATTTACTTTTGCTGGCCCCAATCACGATACTGGATCAACTATGTTTATGAGCGGTATTAGACTTTATAATACCGTATATGATTCTGCTACTGGAATTCATACTTCCGATATCGATCAGTCCATAGGAAATACCAAATTAAATAACCCTGCTGGTCATACGTTCCCAAGTACAATGTTTGATGATAGTCCTAATATGGCTGTAGCAAAAATATCGTATCCGCTGTCGACTATTCGAGTATCTAACACAACATTATCTCAATATAAAGCATTTAAAGGAGTAGTTGTTCCAATTATAGTATTTTCAACCGAAAACAGCTTACAAGCGGTTGTAGCAGCTGACGGTTCTGTTCACTATGAAGAAACTACTCCAATTAGTGATGCAACACTAGAGGATAACCCAAGAACACCTGAAGAGCAAGTATCAAATGCAAGAATTTGGTACTAATCATAACGTATTAAAAATAATGTAGCACAAGATAACTACTTTTATGAATATAAAAATTGCAATAATTGACATTATTGGTATTCCATATGATGGAACAACTGTTTCTAAACAAGCACTTGGCGGAAGCGAAAGTGCTGTGTGTTTAATGAGCAAAGAATTACATAATCAAGGGTTTGATGTTTCAGTATTTAATAGTTGTAACGATAATGATGCTAAACCTGGAGTTTACGAAGGAGTTAAGTATTATCAACTGTCAGAGTTAATGAATGATTGGCATTTTGATATAGTAATAAGTTCAAGGACTGTAATACCATTTGTAGATCCTGCAGATTACAATAAATTAAATGATCAAAGATCAACATATTTTATTGAATTTAATTTATACGAAAGAATTATAAAACATGCAAAAATGCGTATACTATGGATGCATGATACATTTTGTTTAGGTGATTTACTAATTGAGCCGTTGGTCGTACAAAATCGAATTACAAACATTTTCACTCTAAGTGACTTTCATCTAACCTATGTTGCCAATTGCGATCATGGTGGAAAAAGAAACTTTGAAGTACTAAAAGACAAGTTTTTTTCAACACGCAACGGAGTTAGATTATACGATAAAGAAACAGATCTATCTATCAAAGATAAAAATACATTTGTTTATAATGCAGCCGTACACAAAGGTATGGCACCACTTGTTGAACAGATTTGGCCAAGAGTAAAATCATATATTCCTCAAGCAAAATTAATTGTAATCGGCGGGTTTTATAAATTCAAAGACTCATTGCCTGATGAACAAGAAATAATCTGGAGAAGACTTTCTACAGCCCCTCAGAATGATGCATTAGATATTACCTTCACTGGAATTATAACACAACAAGAAATTTCTAAAATTTTACAGAAATCAAACTTTATGTTATATCCAGCTGCATTTCCTGAAACATTTGGTATTAGTACACTAGAAAGTTTATGTTACAACACTCCAGTTATAACTTGCCGTTTTGGAGCGTTAGAAGAAATTGCGTTAGAAAATGCATGTTATCTAGTCGACTATGCTATTCAACCTAATTCATTATTTCCTAATATTGACACAGATTTACAAATTGAAAAATTTGTTGAAATGACTGTGGCTGCATACAATAACGATTATTTGCACCAGCAAAAACAAAATTATTGTGACATTGTAAAAGACATAGCAGGCTGGGATTCGGTAGCATTGCAATGGAAGCAATTCTTTTATAAAGAATTAGGATACCATTTGCCGTTAACTGACTTTGTAAATGTTTCGAGAGTTAACTCTCGTGTTAGTAAAATATGGAACAAACGTTATCATAATAGTGTAGAATTAAATTATTATAGTAGTAGTAAACAAAATAAAATTGTTGTTATATCTCCTTTTTATAATTCAGAAGATTATTTAAAAGAACATATACTCAGTGTATCATCACAGGACTATGAAAATTATGAACACATTTTAATTAATGATTGTTCGACTGATAACAGTGTTCAAGTAGTAATAGATGTCATTAAACAGTTGCCCAATGAAATACAAAAAAAATATAAATTAATTAATAATGGCGAGAACGTAGGAGCAGTACACAATCAGGTTGATATAATACGTAGTTTGTCTGATGACGAATATGTAATGTTATTAGACGGCGACGACTTTTTAATGAATGACAATTCTATTTTTAAAATGTATAATGATTTATACAATCAAGGATTTGAATTTACTTATGGAAGTTGTTGGAGCATGGTAGATAATATTCCATTAATAGCACAAGACTATCCAAATACTGTTAAAGATAATAAGTCTTATAGATCACACCATTTTAATTGGATTATTCCGTATACTCATTTGCGAACTTTTAAAAGTTCGCTGTTTGATAATATTGACGATAGTAGTTTTAAAGATACCAACAATAATTGGTACAGAGCTGGAGGCGATGGAAGTGTATTTTATGCTGTAATAGAACAAACAGACCCTTCTAAGATAAAAGCTGTAAAAGATATAGTAGTTAAATATAACGATATTAATCCTCTTAATGATTATAAAATTAATGCAGACGAACAAAATATAAATGCTAGGAACATTATTCAAATGGAACAACACTCAAAAAAAAAGATACTGATAGCAATACCAACAGCTAGATACATAGAACCTGAAACGTTTAAAAGTGTTTATGATTTAGAAATCCCAGACGGATACGAAACTGTATTCCAATATTTTTATGGATATCAAGTAGACCAGATTAGAAATTTAATAGCTGATTGGACTATAAACGGATATGATTATTTGTTTAGTATTGATAGTGATATTTCATTTAAACCTACTACATTAAAGAAAATGATAGAGCATGATGTTGATATAATATCTGGATTATATATTCAACGAATACCGGGCACACATCAGATAGAAATATACAAACATAATGACCATGGCGGCTATACTAATATTAGATATGAAGAAATTAAAGATAAAGGATTAGTAAAAATTGCCGGATGTGGAATGGGATGCACATTAATCAAAGCTGAGGTTATGAAAGCAATTGAATATCCACATTTTGTATATCATAGTGCTATTGATCATGCACATACTATAAGTGAAGATATTGATTTTTGTAGAAAAGTTAACGAAAAAGGATTTAGCATTTACACAGATACTAGTATAAAATGTGTACATAGAGGATCATCAGATTATGTAATTGACGATACTATCCCTGCGGTAACTGAAGAAGCTTCAACTCCTATTATTGAAAATGTTCCTTTACTTCCCAAAAACGAATACTTCAAATATTTATTTTCACAAATAGATATTAATCCAAGTACAATTTATGATATTGGTGCAAGTGATCTAGATTGGACCACAGAAACAAAACAGTTATGGCCTAACTCTACATACGTGGTATTTGATGCATTAAGTAATTTTGAAGAATTATACAAAAACAATAATTTATTATTTCATATTGGTGCGTTAAGTAATGAAACTGGACGTCCTGTTGAATTTACAAAAAATAATGAAAATTTAAACAATAGTGGATATTATAATGTTTCAACTAATTCAGAATTTTATACCTCAGTTACAATTGATGCCGTTACTCGATTAAAACAATTTCCAATTCCTGATGTATTAAAAATTAATACCTATGGATCTGAATTAGATATATTAAAAGGTACTGTTGATCTACTGCCGTCGGTAACTAGTATATTTTTAACATTGTATTTTCAAACTGATAATTTTTATACATTACCAACTGATAGAGAAATTTTTGAATTCTTAAAACTGCATAATTTTAAACTAGTTAATGAGTTTGATAAAAATAACGATTATACAAATTATCATTTTGTCAAGATTAGTTAACAACTGATAAATAAAATGGTTTAAGAAATCCGTCCAATTTTTTTGGGCTAATTTTTTTTAGGTTAAAAAAGGAAAACAAATGACACAACTAATATCACCAACAAAATTTACTGACACTGTGGGCCTTTTAAGGTCCTTTTTTTTAGACAAAGGCTTCTTAGAAGTACACACACAAAATAGACTAAGCATACTTGCTGCATGTGAAGATCCATTTAACGTAGCAACATACAATTATGCAGGCAATGTTTGGCCATTACCGCAAACAGGCCAGATGTGGTTAGAACATGAATTACTTACTAAGCCTTCTTCGAAAGGCTTTTTTTGTGTCTCAACTAGTTATAGGCAAGAACCAAATGCTATTCCAGGTAGACACGACATTATCTTTCCAATGTTTGAATTTGAAATGCCAGGCGATGTTAATGATTTAAAAGCAATGGAGTATGAGCTTTGTGAATATTTAGGCTTTGACCTGCTAACAGAAAAAACATATGCAGAATGGCAAGCACACTATGGCGTAAGTCAAATGGTAGAAATGGATGCACAACACGAATTAGCAATGGATGCAAACTTTGGTAGTTGTTTGATCACAGACTTTCCAGAAATTACTAGTCCTTTCTGGAACATGGCTAGAAACAATGACGGCAATACAGCAAAGAAGATGGATGTTATACTAGGTGGCATGGAAACTATTGGATCAGCAGAACGATCATGCGATGTTGATATGATGCGTGATACATTCCATAGCATCGTAGATGGAGAGTATTCAAAACTACTGTTTGAACTGTTTGGAAAAGATAGAGTAGAAGCAGAACTAGAAGAATTCTTAAAATTTGACTTTTTCCAAAGAGTTGGCGGCGGTATTGGTATGACAAGAATGATTGCGGCACTAGACAAACAAGGAAAGTTTGCCCTAGCCGCATAAATTAATCCAGGGTGGAGAAATTGGTAGACTCGCACGACTGTTTATCGT